CATTATTAGTCTTTGCTTTAATGTGGATGAATTACTTTATCCAGAAGAAAAAACAATTCGTGGAGTAGATTCTGGTTCACCTTATGAAATTACTTACAAGCCAACTAAAGACATCAAAAATGATTATTCCGCTGATGTTCGCTATGGCATGCTTGCTGGTCTTAACCCAGCACAAGGTCTTATCTTTATGCTTCAAGCACTTGGAGGAAAACTCATCAGCCGAGATATGGCTATGAGGGAACTACCATTTACTGTTAACGTTACACAAGAATTAGAAAAGATTGAAATTGAAGAGATGCGTTCAGCACTCCTTGGTTCACTTACGGCATACACACAAGCAATTCCACAAATGGCTACTCAAGGTCAGGATGCTTCAGAGGTAGTTCGTAAGATTGCTGCGGTAATAAAGGCTCGTCAAAAGGGACAAGCATTAGAGGACGCAATAGAAGAAACCTTTGCTCCGCAGCAGCAAGTTCCTCCTGCTGGTGCACCAACTAATGCGGTTGAGCAAATGTCCCCTGCTCCCGCTGGCTCGCCAGCAGGAGGTTCTCCAATGCCAGAGCAACCACAAGCAAGACCAGATTTACAAACAATGCTTTCAAGTCTTTCTGGTGATGGACGAGGACAAGCAGCCGTAAGAACAACTAGAGAACGAGCAATCTAAGGAGTAAATCATGGCAGCACGTAAACGTAAAGTGCGTACTGTTGATGACAATTATTCAAAATTAGATGAATACGCAATTAGTCTGCATGAGTATTATAAGTCTTTACGTAAGGCTGGTTTTTCTGTAGAAAATGCATTATGGTTATTGGCATCAAAAGAATCGCATCCTGATTGGATGCAAGAAGTCACAATGGATGACATTAGAAATCATATTGAAGAAGAAGAGGATTAGAAATGGTTGAAAGAAGAGGCGGCTATCGACAGCCTAGTAATCCAGCACCAGTTTCAGGTCCTAGTGCGCTATCACAGCGCACAGATGGTGGACCTACACAACCTGCTCAATATATTTCTGGACTCCCTTATGGACAAGGACAGGCAACATATGACCAACAAACTTCTGCTCCTATGGCTGGTAGAAATACCGCGGAACCAACATTGCAGTTCCCAGAACCAACTCCACTTATGGCTCCAACCGAGCGTCCAGATGAACCAGTAACTGCTGGAATTAATTCTGGACCTGGACCAGGTTCTGAAGTTATGATGGACCGCCCTAATCAGTCTTATACACTTGCACAGACTTTACAACAACTTATCAAGTATGACCCAAGTGGAGATACTGAAATGATTTACAGAGCATTAGTTGATGAAGGATACTAATGGCTTACAAAGTAAACTATGTCGTTGCAAAGACGAGTCCCAATCTTTATGCTGCTGCACAACAGGGTAACTTAAATCCAGAACAGACAACTCAACTAGAACAGTTTAGTTGGACTATTCAAAAAAATAAAAATTTAATGACGCTTCCTGTAGAAGATGCTCGTAAAGAGTTTTTTAAACTAGAGACAGATGCACAGGATAAGATTAAGTTTCTTTATCCAGATGCTACATATGCTCAAGAAGCAGACACATTTAGCGACAACGTTGTTGGCGCATTAAAAGCAACTGGTAAGATAGCAGCAAGCCCGCTTATTGGTTTGTTTAAAGGTCTTACTGCGTGGACACGTATTATTAATACTCCATACCTTATGTCACGTCAGGCTGCACAAGGCGAAGGTTTTTTTAACAAGCAAACATTTACTGATGCTTGGGATGGTCGCCGTGTTTATGACAACGGTGCACTAGATGAAACTATTAAGTATTTTGGTGAAGAGCGTGTAAACGTAGCAAAAGGAATCCTTTCTGGATTAAAACCTGGAGAGATTGTTGCTACTGGTGGAGAAGTAACGCAAAAAATGCTTGATGCTTTACAAGAAGCATATAACGAGCCAGAGAAGTTTAAGCAGGTAATGGATGGCGTTAAGTACGCACAAGTTTCACCTGGTCGCGACATCTTACGTATGTTTGATACAAAGCCAACAAACGCAAGTTTGCAACAAGATTACATTGATGGCAAAACAAAATTTGCTTCTGGTGCTATTGATTTTATTTATCAGTTAGCAATTGACCCACTAACATATTTAACATTTGGTGGTTCTGCTCTTCTTAAGCGTGGAGACAAACTTGCTGCTATTGTGCAGAAGCACGGTACTGATGGTGTACGTCAAATTTTTGCAACTGAACCAGATGTTGTAAAACTATGGGACGGACTTGGTTCGGAAATTAAACGTCTTAAGGATGCTCCAGATACAGCAGCACGCTCTGTTGTTATCCGCGATATTAAAACAAACTTTCCTGCCTACAATAACGATGAAGCAATTAAGTTGCTTGAACGTAATGATATTACAGATGCTAAATCTGCGCTTGGATACTTTGAACAAGTAGAAAACGTACCTCTATTTCTTTCTGGTCGTGTTGATGGTATTCAATACTTCCGTAATGGTGTGGCTACTGCACGTAGCCAACGCCGTTTAGGTGAAGGTATGGGTCGCTGGCTAGATAGAGAACTTAACTACACTGGTCGCACAACAAAAGAAATTGCTGCAGATGGTGAAGACGCATTTAAAACCTTATCTACATTAGGTAAAGAAGGCGAACTATTTGCTGAAAACATTGATGACATTAAAAAGTTTTACAAAGGTATGTCACGTAGGGAAAAATTAGCCCAGCGTTTTGCACGCAGTCCACAAGGTGGCGTAATTCTTCTTGGAGAAGATGCCTACAAGACTGCAGATAATTTCCGTGCCGTAGCACGTCAAGTATTGCCACGCGATTTGGCTGATTTTATGACACAGAAGTTTATTGCTGCTGATGCAAATGACCAAGTTGTCATTATGCGTAATATGTATGTTGGTATTATGCAGCGTTTTGGTCTTGATGGTCATCCAGATGGTAAAAAACTTATGGAAGAAATTCTCAAGTCTAAGTTTGGTGACAAAGAAGGCTTGTCTATTGTTTCTAAACTAGAAGTTAACCCAGCGTTTATTGATGAAGTCGGTAAAGTCGGTCTTAAAACAGAAGATGATGTACTTAAATATGAGTCATCTGGAATTATTCACCCATTTCAAGAGGCTGGTGCTATTGGTTCTCTCAATTACATTGAGATTGCACAAATGGCAGGTCGAATTAAAAGTAAGAAAAACCTTATTGGTGCAATGGGTGGGGCAACACAGTTAAAAATTGCAGATGATTTTGTAAACGCATGGTCTGTTCTCACTTTGTTCCCACGATTGGGTATCCGAAGTGCAATTGATGAAGGCTTTATGTTCCTTCTTACTGCACCTGGAAGAGAAGTATTTGACCTTGCGCTTCGCAGGGGACATCGTTTAGGTAAAATGGCTACTGCTTATACTGGTAGCAAAACAGCAGAGCCGCTTCGTCAAGGATTAAAGAAATGGCTAGGCGGAACACGTACATCTGAAACGCTAACACTTGCTGACCGCGCTTCTAAGCGAGCAAAAATTGCTAAAGAGCAAGGCATTAGCGAAGATATGGTTCGCAGTCTTGATGTTGCATTTGGTATGGCAGAAGATGCATCAATGCCATTCCGTAAAGGTGCTGATGACCTAGAGGCTGACTTAATTGTTGAAGGATTAGCGCATAGCGCACACCTTCTTAACTCTGCTACACGTTCTATGGCTGGTGCTGCTAGCATTACAGGTAAGTTTGAACGTGAAATTGTAGAAGAACTTATTGACCCTAACAACTATGACATGATGCTCAAGGACCTTGATGCAGTATCTGGTCGTGGTGGTCAGGCTATATCTACCACTGACCTAGCAGATGCAAGAATCTTTGGTGGTCGCGGAGTAGCAACGGTTCACTTTGAAAACTGGATTAAGCGTTTCTATGGAAATGCTAAGTCACTAGATGGTGATGATGGTGCTCGTTTATTTGACCCTTCAACTAACTTTCTTGCTAACAATGGACTTAGAACTGCTGCTGATTTTCGTAAGGCTAAAGATGAAGCCCTTGCTGCTATCGGCATACGCCGCAATACTGAACTTATTGAAGAAATTGGCGAAGATGGTGTTAAGTTACTTAAGCCAAGTTCTAGTTATGTTGTTGTTGACGCTAAGGCTGTCAAAGAGTTTATTCAAATGTCATCTCGCAGCAGCGAACTTGGGCAACGTGGCGTTAGCCAAGTAGATATTGTTGTTGACCAAGTTGACCGCATACTTCTTGACCTATACTCAACATTCCACGGTTCTGCTACTAAGTTTAATGATAAATTATTTGATGCCGTTAAGTCACGTCATACACAATTGGTAGATGAAGAAACTAAAAGTCTAATACCTATTGCTGATAAGTGGCACAAGTCTACTAAGGCTCTTACATTTGAAGACTTTGAAAAGGCTACGCAGGGATTTCAGCCTAAGGGTAAGATGTTTACATCTTTGCGCATTGAAGGTTTAACTGATGATGCAGAAAGCGTGCTTTCAAAGTATGGAAATCGTGCATTTGAATTAATGGACCGTCAAGTTACTGCGGCTTTCCGTCAGCCAGCAGTAATGTTAGGCTATGTGCGTATTAGAAAGAACCTTATGGTTCTTCAAAAAGAAGAAACCGCTAAAGCAGTCAAGCGTGCAATTGCTGACTTAGGCGATAATCCACCTAAGTGGAAGATTCAAGCAGCAACAGAGAACGCTACTGAACTTGTAGTTCGTAGATACGTACAGATTGCTACACAGCAGGCTGCAGATACAGTACTTAAGTTTGCAGATAACCCATCTATTCGTTCTAACTTTGCTCTTGCACAGCGTAACGTAAGCCGATTTTATCGTGCTACAGAAGACTTCCATCGCCGTATTTATCGTATGCGTGATGTGCCACTACGTGTTGCATATCGTATTCGCTTGATGCATCTTGGATTAGATTCATCTGGATTCATTCATAATGACGCTAAGGGCGACCCATATGTAATGATGCCTATGGATAACGTAATCTTTAAGACTGTTGACAGTACAGTGCGTACACTTACTGGCAATGGTGCTTTCCAGCAGCCTATCTTTAATGACTTTACTATGAAATTAAAGTTGGCTAACCCATCATTTAGCCCCGATGCTGGTCTGCCTACATTGAGTGGACCTATTTCAGCATTAGGTGTTATTACAATGAAGGCTTTGCTTGGTCAAACTGGTGCAAGAGGCGAATTAATTGGTGAAGAACTAGACAACCTTGCACTTGGTAATATCGGCGAAGGCATAGATATTGTTCGTGCAGTTGTCCCTGCATCAGTGCAAAAGGCTTGGACTATTCTTAACAAAGATGAAAAGAATCGTCAACAGGCTACCGCTGCCATGGCAGCAATTGCATACAATGCATCTCAGGGACGCGGTCTTGACCCTAATGCTACAGAAGCAGAGAAGTATGAATACTTAAAGCAGATTCGCATATCTGCTCACAACATTATTGCTATGCGTGCAGTTCTTGGATTCTTATCACCGCTTGCTCCATCTATGCAAGAAAGCATTGGAGTTCCAGACTACTTAAAGGATGTTGGAATTACAGGACTACGTCCTGAGTTCTATGACCTAGTCAATGGTGTTATGAAAACATACAATGGTGATGTTCAAGACCCATACGAGATGGCACTTGCTACGTTTGTAGGCAAGAACCCAGGCAAGTTAGTCTATACAGTAGCCCGTGATGAGAAACAAACTAATACAGTTATTCAAAAGACCAAGGAACTAAAAACTTGGGCTATTAAAAATAAAAGTATGATTAAAACATATGGTGAAGCAGCCTTTATCTTGGCTCCATATGTAGGTGAGTTTGATGCTGCTACTTATGCTTGGCTAGAAGCAGCAGAGTTTATCAAAGATAAAGATGTAGAAAAGTATCTTACAGATGTTTTAGTATCAGGCGATAAGCAGGCTTACTACGATATTGGTCGTTTAGAACGTGAGGCTCTTAATAATACATTTAGTATCTCTGAACGTAAAGCACTTATACAGCGTTCTACTAACCAACGTGCAGCACTTAAGGCTTCCAACCCATTGCTTGAAGCAGCACTTACTGCTGGTGGTAATGAGGTAGCCTCAGAAGAACGCATGCTTGTTAGTATGGAAGAGATGTTGTCTAATATTCAAATTGACCTTCCTAAAGAATCACGTATGAAAATGTTAAATGTAACATCACAAGTTCGTGAGTTTATTAATTTCTCACTTGATTCTACTGCACGTCAAACAAGTAACTTCTCTGCTTTAAAGCGTGAACGCAGAGAACAGATTGAAGCAATGATTCAAGACCTATCAATTGGTGACCTTATGCTTAAAGAAGCCAATCGTGCAATCTTTCGTGCGATTCTTAATTACTATTCCCGTGACACATATGTCGCAATACCGAGAGGATAACAATGGCTGAACAACCAAAGAACTCGCGCATTGTACAAATTATTAACTTTGGCGTTGATAAGCGTATTCCACTTGGTGTTGTTAATCAAGTCATTGACAAAAATACAGGTTATCTTATTGGTTATATGCGTGGCGATAAGTTCTATCAACTTAATACTGATGCTGCTGAAGTAGATGCTGCTCTTGTTCAAGAAGAACAAAGAGTTACAACAGAAAGAAAAAAGGCTGAAGTTCTACAAGAACAAACAGACCCATTCTTTAAACCATTTACTGATATGAAACTTGGCGTAACCGTTGACCCTGAAACAGGTAAAACAAAGGTTATGAACAAGGATGGTGAAGTATTTATCTACGTAGGTCCTGCTAAAAATAAACCTGCACCACGTGGTAGTTATCTTAAAACACAAGGTATGGAAAAAGATAACAAAATAGATGTTATTAATAATTTTGATACCATTCGTAAAAATATAATTAACGATGCAACTGCTACACCTGGTGGTATAGATGCATTGTTTGAAAAGTTATACAAGAATGGTTCACTTTCTGAAGAAACATATAAGTCAAAGAATATATCAGCAGATGATTTTAATACAGGTTTGCTATATACTGTTCGTAAGTTTTCAATTGAAACAGTAGACAAGTACACAATTGATGGTGTTAAAAAGCCAATGGAGTTTGGCGAATACTTATCAATGGGCTTTAAGGCTGCTAAACCAACAAGCAAAACTGCATATGAATCAATTGTTACTAAGCGTCAAGACGCAGCAGAAGATGCTGACCAGTTCTTTATGGCTAATGTAGGGCGCAATGCTACTAAAGAAGAAGAGAACGCATATTATGAATTACTTCGTGATGCAGAAAAGAAAGCAGTTCAGTCTGTTACTACTAAGTATGACGCTGAAGGTAACAGGATGGGTAGTACTCAGACTGGTGAACTTATGTCTGACTTGGACAAAACCTTACTCCTTGGCAAGGTTGCTGGAAAGGCTATTCAAAACAGCGATATCAATACATTGCTCAGTGCTGGAGGCTCGGCGGCTAAAGATGTAAACTCTATTCTTGCATACGCTAAGAACTATGGAGTCGTCCTTACTAAAGAACAGGCTATAAGTTATGTAGCAACTAACCTTAAAAAGGGTCAGAACGTAGATGCAACTAGAGCAAAGATTTTACAGATTGCTAAGTCACAACCACAGTATGCTGCTATTGCAGACAAGATTACAAATGATGTAAGTGTCAAGGAACTTGCTGGTAATTATATTTACCAGAAGGCACAGACACTTGAACTTAATATGGATGCTATTGATGTATTCGATAAAGATATTCAAGATGGTTTAACTGGCAACCTATCTATGACAGATTTCAACAAAAGACTACGCAAGAACTCTGCATGGGCTAATACAAAGAACGCTAAAGAAGAAGCCGCTAACTATGCGACTGACATTCTTAAGTCGTTCGGATTGATGGGATAATGGCTGACACATCAAAGCAGGAAATAGCAGCAGCAAAAAGGGCTGCAGAGGCAAAGAAAGCAGCAGATGCAAAAAAAATAGCAGACGCTAAAGCAAAAGCAAATGCTGCAGAAAAGGCTAAAGAAAAAGCCGCAAACGTAAAACTACTTGCGCAAGCCCAAGCATTGCTTGCTAAACAAAAGGCTACACTTGCTTCTCTTGAAAAGTCACAAGCAGAAACTAAAAAGTTTTTAACAGAACCAGGCATGCCTTTGCCATCAAGTTTTAAGCCTTATATTAATGTTACACCTGCACCATCTGACCAGCAGATTGGACCAATGATTGGTCCTAATTTAGGACGCGATGCTGCATATGCTATGGGCGCAGGAATAAAACTAACTCCAGAACAACAGACTGCTGCAGAAGCATTTAATGTTAGTAAGGGTTTGAATCCTGATGGAACTAAACCTGTTGAGAAAAAAGAAATTACCAAAGAAACACGCGATGCATATGCATTGCTCGAAGCAGCCTTTAAAGAATATGGACTAGACAGTTTAGTTCCTATCATTCGTCAATATATGGAAGATGACCTTGGACCAGAGCAGGCTAAACTTAAACTTAGAAGTGAACCTGTTTATAAGCAAAGATTTAAAGGTAATGAATTAAGACTTGGTAAAGGTCTTAATGCTCTTAGTGAAGTAGACTATCTTGAACTTGAAAATGATTATAGCGAAACACTTAGGTCATATGGTTTAGCAGATTACTTTGGTACAGTAACAGATGCCAGTAGTCGTCTTGCTCGTCAGCAAAAAATGGCTGATGTTATTGGTAATAACATATCAGCACTAGAGTTTAAAGACCGCATTAAGACAGTAGTTACACGTGTAAATATGGCAGATGCAAATGTCAAGAGTGAACTTAAGGCTTTTTATAATATTACTGATACTGATTTAATTAAGTATTTTTTAAATCCAGCAGAAGGTTCTGATAGATTAAAAGAGAAAGTAACTGCTGCTGAAATTAGTGCAGCATCTATTACTCAGGGGCTTGGTCAAACAAGCCTTGGCACAGCAGAAGAACTTGCTCGCCTTGGTATTGATAGAGCGGAGGCACTTGCTGGCTATGCAAAGATTGCTGAATATTTACCTACATCAGAAAAACTTAGTTCTATTTATAAAGAACAAGGCATTACATACAATAAAGCAACAGGTGAAGAAGAAGAATTTAAGGGATTGGCTTCTGCTAAGCGCAAACGTGAACGTTTGAAGGAAAGCGAAACATCTACTTTTGCTGGTTCATCTGGAACATCGCAATTAAGTCTTAAAAATAAGACGACTGCGGGACAAATCTAAAATCCTATCGGACCCACCAGCCCCGATAGCGTAGAAGACTGGTAGTAAGAGCCAGACTAGTTCCCCGACTAGAACCTGAGGCTTGCGATTCAAACGAATAGAAGGGTGGGTTGCTATGAGCAACAACTACTGGGATGAAGACGAAGACGACCTAGATACTGACAACGAAGTGCAGATGGACGGAAGTGACTTACTTAAAAAGTTACGGAAAGCCAAGCGCAACGATGAAAAGCGTATCAAAGAACTCACTGAGCAACTTGAGCAATTATCCAAGACGCAGCGTGAGCGTACAGTCAAAGAAGTCCTAGACAAGAAGGGTGTCAATCCAAAGGCACAAAGATTAATCCTAAAAGACTTGGATGATATTACCGAAGAGTCAGTTAATTCTTGGCTTGAAGATAATGGAGACTTGTTTGGATTAACACAGCCAGAGGTAAATCAAGAGCAAGAACTAAATCGTGCAGCCTTACGGCAGCAAGATGTAGTTACTCAACTTGGTATGACCCCTGACCGAGCAGATGATTTATTGAATAGAATTAACAGTGCGGAAACCGCAGAAGAACTCCATTCAATTATCTACTCTCAAAGACAGTAATACATAGTAATTTCACAACTCACCTTGGAGGTGACAAATGCCTAACGCATTCACAAGTACAGGGTCCGCCACACTCGGCGGTACCTCTGGTGGTGCAGGTCTAGTCCAGCAAGCGTATGACCGCTTACTGGAGTTTGCTCTTCGTTCAGAACCGCTAATCCGTTCAGTCGCAGATAAGACACCTGCTCGCCAATCAATCCCAGGCTCAACCGTTGTTCTACAGCGTTACGTTGACTTGGCTAAAAATACTACTCCTCTGACAGAAACAACTGACCCAGATGCAGTAGCACTATCAACACCAACCAATGTTCCTATTACTCTACAAGAGTACGGAAACTCTGTGTTGGTAACTCGCGCACTGGAACTCTTCAGCCTTGCTGATGTAGACCCAGCAATCGCAAACATCATTGCTTTCAACCTAGCAGATTCTATTGATGAGGTCGCAATGACAACATTGCGTGCTGGTCAGAATAAAATCTTTGGTGGCAACGCTACATCAACCGTAACAGTTGATGCTTCAGACACAATTGACTCAGCGGACATCCGCAAGGCAGTTGCTAAGTTGCGTTCTAACAAGGCTGTTGGACGCAAGGGTTCACTCTACTGGGCTGGTATCCACCCAGAAGTATCACACGACCTACGTGCCGAGTCCTCTTCAGGACAGGGCTGGTTGCTACCTAACCAATACGGTTCTTCACAGGACCGCATTTGGGCAGGAGAAATCGGTAACTACGAAGGCGCATACTATGTTGAATCAGCACGTATGTACAACGCTAAGACTGGTGCAAACCAGACAGCACTCGCAACTGCATCAGCAGTAAGCGGTGCTTCAGGTGCATTTACAATCGTAGCAGCAAACGCTGCTTTCGGTGGACGTGCTGAAGTTGGAGATAAAATCTCTGGTACAAACGTAGGTACTGATGCAAAGATTACAGCAATTTCTGTTGGTGCAACAAACACTACATATACTGTAGACGTTGCTAACTCAGGAACCGTAGGAACTAATACTCTTACAGTAACTCCAGTAACACGTGTTTATAACACAATCGTATGTGGACAGCAAGCAATGGCACAAGCCGTTGCTGAAGAACCACACACAGTTATCGGACCAGTAGTTGACAAGTTAATGCGTCACCGCCCAATGGGTTGGTACGGCGTACTTGGCTTTGCTATCTACCGTGAAGATGCATTGTATCGCCTAGAAACAGGCTCATCAATCGCTGCTCTTTAGTAGCAATGGGGGGTAGGGCGCAAGCCCTGCCCCTCTCTAAACAGAGGACAATATGACTACATATATTTTTGAGCCACCAATAGTTAGAGAAGGTCCATCAGGTGGACACCGTCTGTTTAGTTTTTATAAGTTAAATGTTGGTATCAGTATTATTAAAGATGCTGGAGTATACAGACAAGTCCGTTACTTAACAGATGAAGATTTAAGAAGTTATCAAGAAGTTTATCTAGGTGGTAATAAACACGTAGTTGATGCAACTACTAGAGCCGCATTAATTGCTGGCGGTGTTGGTGTTACTGCAGATAATTTTACAGCACAGTAGGGGACAACATGGAATGCGACCATATAAGTAAAGTTATTAATTGGGCATATGAATTAAAAAATGGTCAGATGAATCAATATGTATCTTTATATGGGTGCACTAAATGTGATGCTACATCACCTAAACCATTTGTAAGCAAAGAAGAAGTTTACGTAACAGACCACAGCAATTGTAATTTTAATCCTTGCTTTGGATGCAAGGCTAAGGGATTACAGTTAAGCACAGGCGATGCTAATGGAAGAGCCGCTATGCCAAAGCGTAAGTGGGAAGGCGAATTAGCAAGATATAAAGAAGCACGCAGACAAGGTATCCAACCAGCAGGGACAACAATGGATAAAATTATTGCTGCGGAAAAAGCATCAGAGAATTTGGGTCGGGCTTACAATGCAGAGAAAGACCCAAATGCAAAATCCATAGATAAAAGAACCGCTAACGCAATCAACGAGGTAAAGAAAGCAGGACTATAATGCCTAAAGTAGGAAAAATGTCATTCCCATACACAGCAAAAGGTATGGCAGAAGCAAAGATGGCAAGTAAGAAGACTGGTAAGAAGATGGTCAAGAAGACTGCTATGAAAAAGATGGGCAAGAAGAAGTAATGGCAACACCAAAGCCAACTCCTAAACCTAAGGTTATGGCTAAGCCTACTGCTAAGGCAACTGTTAAGCCTAAGCCTAAGGCTACACCAGTGCCTAAGTTTACAGCACCTAGCGTTGCTGAGTTCCGAAAGTCTGCTGCATATAAAACAGACTCAATGACTTACAAAGAGTATGTAGATGCATCATATGATGTTTACAAATATAAATTAAAGAGAGGCAAGTAAATGCCTAAAGGTATGGGCTTTAAAGCCGCACAAAAGTCTATTGCTAAAAAGCAAAACGTTTCTATGGAATCTGCTGGAGCAATTTTAGCATCAGGTGCACGCAAAGCATCACCAGCAGCAAAAAAGAAAAATCCTAATCTTAAGAAGGTTAAAGGAAAGTAAATGGCTGACCCACGACTAAAGCGAGCAGGAGTATCTGGGTTTAATAAACCGAAGCGTACACCAAGCCACCCTAAGAAGTCACATATTGTTGTGGCTAAAGAAGGTGACAAGGTCAAGACTATTCGCTTTGGTCAGCAGGGTGTTACTGGTGACAGAAAGCCAACACCACGACAGGCTTCTTTTAAAGCACGTCATGCTAAAAATATTGCTAAAGGAAAAATGAGTGCTGCATATTGGGCAGATAAGGTGAAGTGGTAATGGCTGCTAAGAAAAAATCTACAGTTAATGCTGCTGGTAACTATACTAAGCCAGGCATGCGTGCTTCATTGTTTAAAAAAATTAAGGCTGGTTCTAAGGGTGGAGACCCTGGAGAATGGTCAGCGCGTAAAGCACAACTACTAGCGGTTCAATATAAAAAGGCAGGCGGAGGCTACAAGTAATGGCACTTGCTAAATCGCAGAAGTCTTTAAAAAACTGGACTGCACAGAAGTGGAAAACTTCTGACGGCAAACCATCAAAAGGCAAAAAAAGATATTTGCCTGCTGCTGCTTGGGCTTCTTTAAGCCCATCAGAAAAAGCAGCAACTAATAAAGCCAAGGCTGCAGGTAATGCCAAAGGTAAACAATTTGTTAAGCAACCTAAATCAATTGCAAAGAAAACGGCGGGGTATAGATAATGGCTACATTATCAGATATGATTAATGAAGTGTCTATTAACCTTTCAGGTTATACACTTCAGCAAGACCGTGCTACTCACATTACTGCGGATGTACCAGCAACTGCCTCAACTATTGCAGCACCAATTAACCTATCCCTTGCATCTACTGACAGCGTAGGTAAGGGTATTATTGAAATTGATGAAGAACTATTTTGGGTAGATAACTATGACCGAGTTGGTAACACTGCAACTATTGCTCCCTATGGTAGAGCATATTTAGGTACTACTCTTGCTTCACATACAGCAGGTACTAAGGTTACTATTGCTCCTACATTCCCACGCTTTGTAATTAAACGTGCAATTAACGATACTATTAATGCTATTGGCTCATCTATCTTTGCAGCCAAGACAACTACAATTACTTCTAATCTTGCTACATCAGCCTTTAGATTACCTGCTACTGGTGATAGCCTAAACATTCGTTCTGTTCTTGCTGTTGCATATGAAGCAATAGGTCCAAGTAAAGAATGGATACCTATTCGTAGTTGGCGTTTTGATGGTAATGCTAACTCAAGTGCATTTACTAGCGAGCAAACTATATCTATCTACGACATGATTACTTCAGGTAGAACTATTCAAGTTGTTTATTCTACTGACCCATCTGTCTTTCCAGAACTAGCAACTACTGCATTAACTAATGCACAGGTTTTTGAAACAGTATCAGGTCTTCCAGCCTCATGTAAAGACCTAGTTATTCTTGGTGCTACTTATCGTCTGCTATCTAATCTTGACCCAGCGCGTGCTGCAATGATTAGCCCACAGGCAGATGAGACAGATTCCAAGCGTCCGTATGGTTCATCTCAATCTATTACAAGACAAGTTTATGCTTTGTTTACTCAAAGACTAAGCGAAGAAATAAAGAATCAGCAAGACAAATATCCTATCCGTGTCCACTATTCCCTTTGATAGGCAGATAAATGACAAATAGAAAATACTCATCCAGAGCACAACAGACCACACTAAGCAGTGCTATTACTTCTACTGCTACAACTATGACCGTAGGTTCTGGTTCTAACCTAATGGGTGGTAGAACACCTGCAGTAGGTGAAACCTATACAGTTGTCATTGACCCTGATACAGCCCTTGAAGAAATTGTAGACGTAAGTAATTACACATCTGGCAATACTCTTACTATTGCCCGTGGTATAGAAAATAGCGGTAATGGTGTAGCCCACTCTGCTGGTGCGGTAGTTAGACATATGGTTACTGGTCGTGATTTAAGAGAAGCCAATGAACATATTGAAGGAACTCTTGCTGCTCACGCAGCAACTACTTCTACTGAACTTAGAGGCGTTATTTCTGACGAAACAGGTACTGGCTCTTTAGTATTTGCTACATCTCCTACTCTTGTAACTCCAGCACTTGGCACTCCAGCATCTGGAGTTATGACAAACGTAACTGGACTTCCTCTTACAACTGCTGTAACTGGAACTCTTCCAGTAGCCAATGGTGGTACTGGAGTTACAACTTCAACTGGTACTGGAGCAACAGTTCGTGATACTAGTCCAACTTTGTCTAGCCCTACTATTACTGGTACTGGTACTATTGCAGGAACATTTACTGGAAACATTACAGGTAACGTAACTGGCAATGTAACTGGCAATGTGACAGGCAACGTAACTGGCTCATCTGGTTCAACTACAGGTAACGCAGCCACAGCCACAGCCTTTGCTACGGGACGTACAATCAGCCTTGCAGGAGATGTAAGCGGCACTTCTGCATCATTCGATGGAACTGCTAATGCTTCCATTACAGTAGCCATTGCAGCCAATACAATCGTAGATGCTGACATCAATGCCAGTGCAGCAATTGCACTTAGCAAATTGGCTACCGACCCGTTGGCTCGCGCCAACCACACAGGTACACAGACAGCCTCAACTATTTCAGACTTTGATACACAAGTTCGTACATCTCGCTTAGACCAGATGGCAGTACCAACTGCTGCCGTGTCAGTAAACAGTCAGAAGATTACAAATCTTGATACACCAACCGCATCAGCAGATGCTGCAAATAAAGGTTATGTAGATACTTCTATCTCCAACCTTATTGATGGTGCTCCATCTACCCTTGACACACTTAATGAGATTGCAGCAGCCTTGGCTGATACAGCAAACTTCTCAGACACAGTAGTACTCAAGTCTGGTAGCACAATGACTGGTGCTCTGGCTATGGGAACCAACAAGATTACAGGTCTTGGTGACCCAACTAATGCACAGGATGCAGCAACTAAGAACTATATTGACACAGCATCAATTGCTCCAAGCAACTTGACTGGTCCTATTACCTCTGTTGGTCCTGCAACATCTGTAGCATCACAGACAGGTACTGGCAGCAAGTTCGTAATGGACAATACTCCAACACTTATTACCCCTGTGCTTGGTGTGGCTACTGCTACATCTATCAACGGAACAACTATTCCATCCAGCAAGACTCTTGTGGCTACAGACTCAACAGCCTTTGTTGTGCCTAGCCAAACCAGCAATGCTGGTAAGTATTTAACTACAGATGGAACTACATCTTCTTGGGGTGTCGTAGATGCCCTACCAAGTCAGACAGGCAATTCAGGAAAATATCTAACCACAAACGGAACAGCCGCTTCGTGGGCATCAATCGTAACAGACCCAACACCGTCAATCTTTATGCTTATGGGAGCGTGAAACAATGGCTAAAAAAGTCCTAGGACAATCTAATCCGTCAGCAACTACTGCTACTACACTCTACACAGTTCCCTCTGCTAAAGAGGCTGTAGTCTCAAGTATCTCAGTTGCTAATCTAACATCAACTGCTGCTACGTTTCGTATTGCTATCCGCCCTGCGGGTGCAACACTAGCAAACGTGCATTACTTTGCTTACGACATCACAGTAGGTGCATCAGATACTACAGTTATTACTGTTGGTCTTACCCTTGCAACTACAGATGTAGTAACAGTTTATGCATCAACTGCTAACCTTGTATTCCACGCGTATGGTGATGAGGCTTCTGTCTAATGTCAATTAAGAGTGTTAAGACTGGCGAAAACAGTATTAGCCTCTTAGTGGGCAATACGGCATATTTGCCACCTACAGCAACTGGTGGAACTTTAACGTCTGATTCTACATATTTCTATAGAACATTCATAACAACAGATACTTCAGGTATAACTATTGCAAATAGTTCACTACTTGTTGACATACTTGTTGTGGCTGGCGGCGGTGGGTCTGGAACGGGTGGTCGTGTAGGCGGCGGCGGCGCAGGTGGTTTATTAGCATTTACAAATCAAACACTTACTCCAGGAAACTATTCAATAACTGTAGGCGCAGGTGGTGCTGCTGGTTCTAATGGTAATAACTCTACATTTCAAGGTTTAACTGCTTGCGTTGGTGGTGGTCGTGGTGGTAACTCACAGGCTGCTGGACAAAACGGCGGTTCAGGCGGCGGTGGTGGTAACGACATTGGTAACTTCCCAAAGGCTGGTGGTTCCCCAACATCAGGTCAAGGTAACGCAGGTGGCTCTACAACTACCACTGGTTATTCATCTGGCGGTGGCGGTAAAGGTGCAGCAGGCGGAGATAACCGAGATGGTGGCGTAGGCGTAAACACTTATTCTTCTTGGGCTTCTGCTACTACTACAGGTGCTAGTGGTTACTATGCTGGCGGTGGAGGCGGAGCCTCTGGTTCAGGCTTTCTTCCAACTGGTGTAGGCGGAGCAGGTGGTGGCGGTAACGGTGAATACCAAAATTCAGGTAGTTCAAATGGTACTGCTCTTACTGGTGGTGGCGCTGGTGGTGTGTGGGATGGTGGCACATTTAGAAGCGGTGGTTCAGGCGTTGTAATTGTTCGTTATCTAAAGACGGCGGTGGGTTAATGGCTATTTCATCTATGAGAACTAAAAAAATTAAATCTAGAATTTCTGCTGGAAATTATGATGTTCCATCTACTATTGAAGTTCTTATTGTTGCAGGTGGTGCTAGTGGTGGTAGAAATGATGCTAACGGTGCGGGTGGTGGCGGTGCTGGCGGTTACTTAGAAGGTTCACTATCTGTTGTTGCTTCTACAAACTACACAGTAACAGTTGGTGCAGGCGGCGCTAGTAGAACTTCATCTCCTACAACTGGCGCTAGTGGCAACAATTCAGTATTTGACACGGCTACTGCTCTTGGTGGTGGTGGTGGTGGAGTTGGTGAAGGCGGCGCTGGTAACTCAGGCGGTTCAGGTGGTGGTGCAGGACCTAACTCAACAAGTAATGGTGCATCCACTCAAACAAATCAAGGAGCATTAACTAAATATGCAAACGCTGGTGGAACATCTACTGGTTTAGGTGGTCTTGGCGGCGGTGGCGGTGGTGCTGGAGCAGCACCTGGAAACTCTGCAACTGGTGGTGCTGGTCGTGCTAATTCAATTACTGGTTCATCAGTAACTTATGCAGCAGGTGGCAGTTATGGTGGTACTACTACTACGCCTGGAGCAAACAATACTGGTAATGGCGGAAGTGGTAACTTTACCGCTAACTCAGGTGCTGGTGGTTCAGGTATTGTAATTATTAAATTTACAGATGTAAGTAATGACCCAACTATTTCTGGTGGTCTTACTTATACTAAAACAACACCAACAGGATTTAAAGTATTTTCATTTACAGCAGGAACAGGAACGGTGAACTGGTAATGGCAGTTATTAGTCTTAAAACTAAAATTAAAAGTCGCAGCCTTCTTGCTGGCAATGAAGCATACAATCCACTTTATGATGTTTTAATTGTTGCAGGTGGTGGTCCAGGTGGACTTTCAAGTGCATCAGGCGGTGGTGGTGGAGCAGGTGGACTTTTATCTTTTACTTCACAAAGTCTAGGTGCTATTTCTTCTTACACAGTAACAGTAGGAGCAGGTGGAACTGGTGGCGTGTCCTCAGACGGCGCATACTCATATTCTTCTAACCCTACTAATGGTGTTAACTCTTCATTTGGTCCACTAACTGCTGCCGTAGGTGGCGGTAGAGGTGGTGGATATGACGTTGGTAACGGAGCATCTGGTGGTTCAGGTGGTGGTGGTTCAACCAATGCTGGAACTGGTGGTTCACCAACTTCTGGACAAGGCAATGCTGGTGGTACTGCTGGTACAGGTGGTAACTATTACTCAGGTTCAGGCGGTGGAGCAGGTGCTGCTGGAGGTAATGGAAGCAGCGGATTAGTTGCAGGCGGCGTAGGTTTATCTACTTTTTCTTCTTGGGGTGCTGCAACAAGTTCTGGTCAAAATGTTAGCGGAACATACTTCTACGCTGGTGGTGGTGGTAACTCATCAAACGGTGTAGGTGGTGGTTCAGGCGGTAACGGTGGCGGAGGTGCTGGTGCTAGTATTAATAAGGCTGGTGGAACTGCTGGAACTGTTAACACAGGTGGTGGTGCAGGAGCGGGTAGCAATACAGAGGCTACTGTAGTAACTGCTGGTAACGGTGGTTCTGGAATTATTATTATTAAATATGCCGACACTATTAAAGATTTAACATCTATTGGTGGAGGATTAACTTACACAAAATACACAACAGGCGGATTTAAATACTACAAGTTTACCGCAGGAACAGGGAGCGTAACATTCTAATGGCACACTATGCATTTCTAGATGAAAACAATATTGTTACAGAAGTTATTGTAGGTCGTAATGAAGATGAAGTAGTAGATGGCATTTCTGATTGGGAAGCACACTATGGCGAGTTTCGTGGACAACGCTGCAAGCGTACAAGTTACAACGCAAATATACGTGGTGTATACGCAGGTATTGGATACTCATATAATGAAGAAGAAGATATTTTTGTAGCACCACAGCCATATCCATCTTGGACACGCAATGGTTCTGGTTGGGTTCCTCCAACACCTATGCCAACTGATGGAGCAATCTATCGCTGGGTAGAAGATGACCTTAACTGGCAAGTAATTCCAACCGAATAATTGGACACGTTAGTAACTGACATAGTTCCGTTACTACGGGACATAGATGATGCAATAGACGAATCAGAAGAACAAATATACTAAGGAGATGCAGTGGCAACTAGAGATATAACCGAAGGTAGAGGCTCTGCAACTACTGATGTAGGTCGTGCTATTGCCGTTGACTTAGGTATTGTTTCATCTACTTCTACTTGGCAAAACACTACCGAATCATATGATGTTGCAGTGGGTGGCTTGCCGTTCTTTTATGCTATTAATGATGAACGCCCATATATCCGTCAGACTGCACCTTTTAATAAAGAACAACAAGATACAAGTGCTGAACCAGGTGAGCAATCGCTTACTGGTTGGTGGTTAAGAAGTCAGTCTTCTTTTCATAATGGTACTGGTATTAGGTTTTATGACCCATCTGCTGGTGAAACAGTTGCTCATCGTTTTACAGACTCAGACAATGTAGATGTATGGACTAAAGGGCAAGTAACTTTACTTAAAGAAACAGCCAATATGTCTGGTGTTACTACTGGTGTGTACAAAATACTATCTATTGTTGATGGCTCAACAAATAAAATACTTGGTTGGATTCCAGCAAGTACAACTATAAAAAATTATACTGCCAGTGGTACTGCCGTTGAATATACACACGTAACTGGTATAACTACACCGCTAGATACTGCCATTCTTGCTATTGCAACAGATGGTACTCACTTGTTTATTGCCGACAATGACCACATTTATACAGGTCCAATTGCTACACCTACTGCTGGTTACTCTCGTTATTACAATACTGATAGTGAAAAAGTAGTATTGGCTTGGGTTAAACAACGTCTTGTTGGCTGTATTGGTGCTAGTGTTTATGAATTAACTGCTAGTAAAAGTTCAAGTCATACATTACCTACACCTGTATATACACACCCTAATAGTAGTTGGACATGGACATCTATATCTGAAGGTGGCTCTGCTATCTATGCTGCAGGTTATGCTGGCGGAAACTCCGCCATCTACAAGTTTGTTCTAACTACTGCTGGTTCTATGCCTACCCTGACATCAGGGATTGTAGCAGCACAACTACCTATTGGTGAGATTGTCTACAAGATTGAGTCGTACCTTAGTTACCTAATGATAGGTACTAATAAGGGTATGCGTGTGGCTGCTATTTCAGATACAACTGGCGACTTATCTTATGGTCCATTAATATTTGAAGACGCCAACGGTGTTTATGATTTTGCTTTTCGCGATAGATTTGTTTGGGCTACAGGTACAATTAATGGTTGTCCTGGTTTGTATCGTGTTGATTTAGGTTCAGAAATTGAATCTTTACGTTTTGCTCATGCAAAAGATACTTACCTTAAAGATGCTACTGGTTATGCTACCACTGTAGATTTTGTAGGTAATACAGACCAAATAGCATTTACTACATCTGGTAGCAACGGTATAGCAATTCAATCAACTACTGTTTTAGCAACAACTGGTTCTATAACTACAGGTAAAATTAGATTTTCTACTTTAGAGCCTAAAAATTATAAACGTCTTGTTGCACGCGGTACATTTACATCTGGTGAGTTTACATTATCATCTCTTGCTACCGAAGTAACTGGTAGTGAAACACAATATGACCACATTTCTTATAACTCAGGTGTTGGTGCAGTAGAAGTAACTACAACTCAACCTGAAGTAGCACAAGAGTTTCTTGCATATAAGTTTACATTTAATCGTGATACTACAACTACATCTGCTGGTCCAATCTTTAAGGGCTATCAGGCTAAAGCAACTATTGCTACACCACGTCAACGTATAATCCAGTTTCCTGTTTATTGTTTTGATATAGAAACAGATAGGTTTAATACTGTAGTTGGCTATGATGGTAGAGCATATGCTCGTATGCAACTGTTAGAAGAAATTGAAAAGACAGGTGACGTACTCACTTGGCAAGACCTGACAACAGGAGAGTCACAGCAAGCAGTAATACAGCAAGTTACATTCACTCGTATGACACCACCTGATAAGCGGTTTGATGGCTTTGGTGGCGTTATCAACATAACTATCAGAACGGTATAACACCATGACACCACAGGATTGGGTTGCATTTGCCCTATCAATCACATCTTTAATAGGTGCGTTTGCTCTTATGATTCGTTGGATGGTTAAACATTACTTAGCAGAACTTAAACCAAATGGAGGTAGCAGTGTCTCTGATAGACTCAATCGCGTTGAAAGTCGGGTTGATGACATTTATAATATTCTCTCTAGGCGCACTGACTAGTTGTGGCTATCAAGGATGGGTCAGGTATCCCTGCCAAGAGTATGAAAACTGGGAAAAGCCAGAGTGTAAACCGCCGCAGTGTTTACCAACAGGTACATGTACCAAAGACATTCTTCCAGGAATTGTTGATGAGTAAGCGCCGTAAGTTTAGCCCTGAAGAATTACACGCAAGACTTATTGTAACCATTGGAATTATACTAGCCATTGTATTTGCTGGTTCTGTCTTTGCATTGCTATACGCACTGCTATTTATTACCCAACCACTAGGAGAACAAGCGCCAAATGATGCTGCATTTATTGACCTTGTTAGTACCCTTTGTGTGTTTCTTACTGGTTCTCTTGCTGGCGTACTTGCAGGAAATGGATTAAAGTCTAAGCCTAAAGAACCACAACCAGAACCAGAGGTAAGTAAATGAGACTTGGTTTTATAATTCCTGAACCTGATTGGGATATTACATTTCCAGATATAAATCCAGAAGAATGGATAGATGAGGACGAAGAATGAGTCAACGTAATAAGTTTATAGCCACAGCCCGTGCTGAACTTGGCGTAATTGAAGGACCTAAAGAGAATCAAACTAAGTATGGTGCATTTACTAAAGCAAACTTTTTGCCTTGGTGTGGGTCATTTGTTAACTGGTGTGCAAACGAAGTAGGACTTAAGATTCCTAATTGCGTATCAACAGTTGTAGGTGCTAAGGCATTTGAAAAGAAAGGTCAATGGGAGTTAGCAAGTAATACTGCTATGCCATTGCCAGGCGATATATGTTTCATGGACTTTCCAAATGATGGATTAGACCGAATTTCTCACGTTGGAATCGTAGTTAAAGACAATGGTGATGGAACAGTTACTTGCATTGAAGGTAACACAGCACCAGATAAGAAGGGTGACCAACGCAATGGCGGTCAGGTCTGCTTGAAGGTTCGTGCTTTCAAGAAGAAGAACGGTAGTAAATTGCGCCGTTCACAAGCGGTAACAGTGGTTGGCTTTGGTAAGCCAGTCTTTAAGTCATAAGGAGAAACATGAATACAGATAAACTAGTTGCTATCGCAACTACCTATGCACGTGCAGCAGTACCATCAGTGGTTGCACTATATGCAGCAGGAGTAACAGACCCTAAGACACTGGCATATGCTTTCTTGTCAGCGTTTATCGCTCCACTATGGAAGGCACTAGACCCTAAGGCTAAGGAATTTGGTCGCGGTTCTAAGTAAATATAAGTAAAAGCCCCCGCTCAGGTAAATTAACCTACCTGGCGGGGGTCTTTTTTTATTGGTACGTTAAATATAATGGTATTGGTTTTATATTAAATGCATCTCGTAACTTGTGGCGCTGACCTTCAGTAGTATTACCCCAGTAACCTGACACACCATACTTAAGTGCATAGTCAAGACATTCTTTTTGAACAACACAATTGCCACAAATAATTTTAAGTGCTTTCATTTCTGGATAAGTACCTTGTCCATCTGGTACAAAAAACAATTCACTATCTGTTGACTCGCAATTAGGTGTATCACTGGGTCTAAACATTTATCCCCCTGTTGAGTAAAATCCTGGACCGTTAAACTTAACGGCTACGCTAGACCATACACGTGTCATAGTTCCATTACAAGTAGTACACATTGGTGGTATGTTCTCATTTGTTTCTATAATTGTAGTGCATGTTTCGCATTTAAAATCATATGCAGGCATTATTCGCAATCTTTCCAATCGATTGGTGTTGGTGCAGTTGTTATAGTTCCACAGTCTTTACATTTTTGGGCAAGGTCATACCAAGAAACTTCTCTTGATTCCCAATCCCACATAACGGTAATCTCAAACATAAGACAACCACATATACAAGCAAAGGTTGGTTCTCCTCTTAAGTCATTCAACTCTGGAGTCCTCATCTGTTTGAGGTCGCCACCCACCTAGATGTTTAATGAGGGAAGTAATTGCACGTTGTACTTTCATACGTGCACCATCTGGTGTGCTGTCCATTTCTTTTGCAAGTGATGACCAGTCTGGTTGCTCTACGCTAAAGCGTAGTCGCAATATGTTTTGCTTTGCTTCTGATAATTTGTAATAACCTGATGCTATGTCTGACCTCAATGATAACCAATTGTTACCATCTGAAATTTCACTAGTCTTTACTGTTCCACCTAAATCTTTAATCTTTGTAGGTATCTCGTAAGACTCCCCAATGATTGAAGGAAGAAAAGCCTCTATAACTGACACGTCATAGTAGTATAAATCGGACATATCGTACCCAATTTTCCTTGCTTTTTCTTTTTCACAGAACTTAAGTGCTGCATTACGTAACGATTTAGCGATAAGTTTATCTCGGTCTTTTTGTTCTAACTCAGACCACTCTTTGTACTTGCGTGGATGTCCTACAAACCACACCCACAACTCTTGCCCAATGTCATCACGCTCTACCATACTATATCTGCGTGCGTATTCTGCTGCAAGAGTTTGTACCAACTCGTTGTACTCCTCAATGTAATTCATTATGGAATAATTACCTCGCCATTAACAATGGGTACAGCAAATGGTACAACTTTGCGATTAGTTTCTACTAAGATACCAATGCCATGCTGCCAGTTAGCACTGCCTGATGTTAGGTAACTAGCCTGTTTTATATCCATCATATGCCCGACTTCTAAACCGTAGAGCGTATGTGTCTTACCATAAAAACCTGTTGTTTCATGTTGCAAGCCCACGCGATGCGTGTGCCCACATACTACTGACTTGCCTAATCGTTTGGCTAAGTTCAAAGCGGTAGCCCCAGGTGCACGATTAAGTGCGCCTTCATCTCCGTGTGCCATTACCCAACCAGGAAGTAACTCATGCATTTTGTGTAAGTAATTAATTCTTAACTTACTGTAACCTAATAGTTCTTCAATCTCTAAAGACTTGAGTGACATAAATGCAGGTGCATACTTGCGCATGTAAGTATCAATGCGGTCAGTATGATTACTGCGTTGAATGTAAAATGGCTTGTTACCCAAAGCCTTGCGGTAACTAGCCATTATGTCGTGCGTTAAATCTATACTATCTTGTAGCGTTTCTGCATACTCACCTGCCATACCCTTGTTCCAACGACTAGGTTCGGGTGCATCTAGTTCATCACCTACGCACCACAACTCGTCTGGTTTGTACTCCTGAATGAAATTCAGGGTTGCTTGCACCACTGAATTGTTTTGGTATGGAATTTGCAGGTCGCTGAGTACTACCACTCGCTTTTGTTTCGCTGCCATTTGAATTGGGTAAACCTTCCCACTGTCCACGTTGGACTAGCAGCCCAATTATGGCATAGTTTGCAAGGTCAATTAGAGTATCTTCAATTGATTCGTAGTTGGGCGTGTCGCCAGTATCTACCAAGTTGTTTAGCCTAGCCAACTTGTCATACATACGTACACGTAGTCCATTCATAGCACCACCTGGTGCTCCTGCTATGTTCATTGGACCATAATCTTTGTGCTTCTTGTACATAATCTTGGCTAATTCATTTAAGATTACATCTACATCATCACTGCTTTTCATTTAGAATACCTTCAATTCCTTTATCAAAGTTCTGCATGGTGTCCTTCACCATAAACTCTTCGAATACTATGTCTGCCTTATCATCTTTAACTGATGTTAAGATTGCAGCCAGTCCTATAAGTAGGTCTTTGGCTGCATTTACATCATGGTCTAGCGTTTGGTATACATCATACAATGCACCCAAGATATTAAGCACACGCTTTTCTGATACGGGTATACCAACGGTATAATCCATATGCCTAATATGTTCCCAGATACTTTCATCCAATGGAAATGCATTCGTTGATTCGCTCATCTACCCAATCGCTCCCTCGTTTTACCATCATACTATTAACGTCTTCGCCTTCTGGCATACTGATTATGTTGACGTTACCTAGTTCTCTACTTATCTTCTTGCCGAACTCTAACCCTGCTGCGTCTCCATCTGCCAGCACAATAACTATTTCAAAGTCATCTAGTATCTTGGCATAATGTGGCTTCCAGTTGTTAGCACCTGGAATACCAATGGTTGGATGCTGTGTCTTGACACCCATCATAATACAATCGAACTCACCTTCGGTTACGCAGATGTATTTGTCTGCGACAAAGCAAGCCTTAGTATTAAACATCGTAGTTTTAGCACCAACTAATCCCATATACTTAGGGTCTTCGTTATGCATAGCACGGAATCGTATATCAACTACACCTGATGGTGTGATGTATGGAATTGCTAGCCTACCTTTGTAAGGTTCATGTCCTGGTAGAGGGTCTGCGACCACTCCCAGATGAAATATGTTTGCCTCTTCTACCGAGAGATGACGGCTTGACAGATACTCTGTTGCTAGTTCTATCGTTCCCGCGTACCTCTGTGTTGCCTGAAGCAAGAACTGACGCTGCGAATTTGACAGCCTCACGATAATCGCCACCTTCCTTATACATAATCAGGGAGAAAGTATCACCCTTAACGCCACATCCGTGGCAAACAAAAGCGTTCTTATCAAAGTTAACTGCTGCACTTGCATGTGTATCTATGTGGAATGGACACTTCATCTTGCGCCAGCCGCTGCCCATAGAAGGCACGGCTGCGCCTATGTAATGAAGATATTCTTCAATGCTTGGCTTCTCCAAGTGCTCTCCTTAGTAAGTCTACCCATACGTGAGCAGGCATGGTGCAATACCAATCGCCAGGACTTCCCCTACCCTTGCGCTTGTGCCACACCACACCTGTCCACGCCTTGTCGTTAGCCATCTCGACTATCAACTCTTCTGTCCACTCTGACAACTTCATTGTCGCGTGGTTTTTGATTTCAATTGTAACTCCAGGTATACCTGAGATGTCACCTTTATCTAATGTAGCACCAGCCAATCGCCTATCAACATAAGGAAACCATTGCTTGAGGTACTTAACTACATCTCGCTCTGCTCCTGAGCCTTTGGCTTTGGCTGCGCTACTCATTCGTTAGGTTCGTCTCTAACTTCTGTTAGTTCCCAACGTCCTGTTTCTGCTTTCTTTGCACGTTCTTCTGCTATCTCTAGTGAAGAAGCACGAATAACTTTTACTTTATACTGCGAGTATGTGACTCTATATTTTGGCATTATACCGTCATTTCTGGTTGTCTGTAATCTCGTACTACATCTTCAAGATACATAGAGCCAGGCTCAAATGATAATGAAAGATATGTAGCACCTGTGTGGTCTGCTTTACCATAGCGATTCTTAACAGCGGCTACACATAAATATGCATCTTGCCCCTGTAACATCTGACCTACAGTTAACACCATAGCAGGAATTTGTGCGACTTTGCCTTGCAACGCTGAGCGTGGCTGACACGGATAACCTGGTGCACTCTCCTGTGTATGGTGTAACACTAGTACTGCTGCATTGGTATCACGTGCAAGATACTTTAACTCTTTCATAACTTGACGCATACCAGCAAACTCTTCATGCCCATCAATTGCAATATCCATAAGGTTATCTACAACTATAAGAGTTGGGCTTCTACCCCACATGGTTTCAAATGCAGATACTTCTTCATCTAAATCCTTGAGGGTAGGGCTAGGCTCAAACGACCAGTAAAGATTACCGAACTCACGAAGAAGTCCTTCTGCTTTGTATGGGTCTGTTTTGAGCATGTACTCGGCATGAGCCTGAGTTATTTTAGCCTTCATAGCAAGCAAACGCATTGCCATTGTATGTGCATTGGTATCAGCAGAGAAATATAATGTTGGTTGTTTTAGTCTTGCTGCGATATGCAATGCAATAGATGACTTACCTGCGCCTGGAGTACCTGCTATGACGGTAACTTCTGCTCTACGCAGAATGATTCCTTCACGTTGGAAAGCCTGAAAAGGTGGGGGTAATGGTTCTCCCCCCACCTCTGGCTTGCCTATACTACGGCGAAGTGTTTTCATTTATGCTTTTGTACTGTCTGGTTGGAACGCGTTCCACTCAGGTTGGTTCTGCTTGATGTACTGGGTTGTGCATTTGGTTGGGTCGCCTTGCTGTGCTGGACAGAAGTGACCCTTGTATGGACCAAACTTACCTGTTAGTCCGTGGATACGTGTCATTGTTCCGTGAGGACACATACGCTGACCTGTTCCACCACCCATTGGTGCTGTGGTTTCGCTGATTACTGTACCGCCTAGCGCATTAGATGCATACGCAACTGCTGGTGCTGGTGGTACTGCTGCATTACCTGCTCCACGTACATTGAGTTCAATCTCTTTAACTGCATCTGCAATTGTAAAGATACCTTGCGCAACTAAGTTGCCCAAGTCTTCTGGTGTTTCTGCTCGTAATGTAACTAGCGTACCTGCTGCTGTCTTAGCAGTGATGCTAATTGGTGCTTCTGTTGATGACATATCACTCCTTGATTGATGTGACTAGATTTTTCTTAGTGTCTCTGAAGGTTTTTACCTTCATCGCTAATTGTATACCCTTCCAACCTTCTTTGATATCAACGAAATGTAATTCGCATTTACCTGAACCTGCTGGTAGGTGGACAATGATTCCTTTATCTTGATTGACATCACCCCAACTGCCACGGGTTGCCGTAGCAGGGTCATACGGCAAGCCGTGTGCATACACTGCTAACTGCATTGCTATCTTGTTGGGATAAGAAATGCTTCCAGTTTTTAAGTCAGAGATAAACAGTTCACCTTTGTATCTAACTATGCGGTCAGGTGTACCTGCTATCTTGTACTTATCTAATACGCAGAACTGTTCGATGTTTACATTTTCAAAGTGTTTAGTTGCATCAGCATACGCTTGTATATCTGCAACATAATCCTCTGGTATAACACCTAAATCCTGACCCCTATCATGTTTTTCTGTCAGTGTATGTATGGCTGTGCCAATTGTAGCCTGCTTGGTAGCACCTGCTGCTTCCATTGCATCTTCAACTAACTTGTCCATCTCTAACTTATTGTCTCGCTGTGCTGATGCGGCTAACAACAGGTCAGGTCGCAATGTTAAACCTGCTGCTGCCATACGTAACTTCCATGCTACTAGTGCAGTGCCATCATCTAATGACCCTGCAACTGTAGTAGTACGTGTGTATGGTACTGGCTTACCACCTTTAGGTGGCACGACCATTGGTCTGCCGTATCTATCTCTAGGTATTTCTACTTCCGACATACTTCTCCTTTGATTAAAGAACCAGCAGGGGTAGGACAAGGAGAGAGCCAAAACCTACCGCCCACTGGTTGTCCCCATCTTAGCATAGGTGACGGCTATGCGTTGATGTCATGCCCGCAATGCGGACAAAACTTTTTTTGTTTCTTATATGGTTCTACTTTAACTTCATCTTTGAAGTTTTGATGCACATATACTTTACATCTGTTACGTCTTGTATATGTACGTACTATAGCACCAGCCAAATGCATTACTGATAACACACCACTTGCTGTGCCGTGATGCCAACCTGTTGCGGTGGCTAACTCTTTCCAAGTTAGCCCTGTAGTACCTGCTTTTTTTAACAGGTATAACGCTTTTACTTGGTTAGTTAATTCCCGACCTGATTGAATATTATCTAATGCACGCTGCTCAGATGTGTCACTACCTGACCAGCCAGCAGTACCATTGTACGGTACGTATGGTTCTTTCATTACTTCCCCCTTGCTGGGCAGTTCATATGAAAGTATACGATTAGTTGATGTGTTGGGTCAGTAGTAGTAGCACCACAATATGCACATGCCCATTCTTTTTTGTTATCCATGACTGCAATCTCCCCAACATTCGCAGCATACTGACTTTGGACCAAGACCTTCTACGTGTGTTGGTTCAGCACCACACATAAAACATTCTTGCTTACTCATTATTCTTCTTCTACGTCAGATACTTCAACACTATCTACATCTATACTGCCGTCAGAACCAATGCTTACATTGATGTCGTCTGCAATACAGTTTTCTGCATCATCTTCATCTTCGGCTGAGTATCCTGTAACGTAAGCAGTAATTGTAACAGTTGCTTTATACTCTGCTCTGATGAGGTCGCATTGAATTGATTTGAGTAACTTGTTAACGTCACTACGAGTAATTGTTGCTTCTCCATCTGACCATTCAAGTTCACTGAAGAAGTCACGTACTTTATATTTAATGTCACTTAATTGTTCTGCTCTCTCTACGTAGCGTTTTACTTCTAACTCGCTATATGTTACTACATTTTCTCCTGTTGTGATTGCTATTGTGTTCATGTTTCCCTCTCGTTGTTTGTTGTTATGTTGTGCTGGTATTCGTAGGCTACTACGAACCTTACTGCTTATCACTGCTAACCAGCGTAACATTATGCAAGCACTAGGTCTAGTGCTTTGTTCTTGATGCGGTCATTTCTTCCGCTGATGGTGGCGATAGCACGGCGGTCTGAGCCACCAGATGCGTAGTGGTCTGCGTGTTCTACTACTGCCTGCCATGCACCAAAGGCTGTGCCTCTGATGTTCTCTTGAGTATGTGATTGGCTGTAGATATTCCATGCAGAGTCACGACCATTGAGTGCAATGGTACGTTGACGACGTTGACCTTGTGATAGTAGATGGTCAGGTGCTTCTTCAACTTCTGATGGCAATGCCCATACAGCCTTGAAGATATTGCGTACTTGACGGTCATCAACCTTACGTTCCAACAGTTTACCTGCAATCATTTCATACTGTTGAATAGAATCATAAGTCAACTGAGTGATGTTCCGAATGTCATTGACTGACAACTCGGAGTTAGTGGTGTGCTTCATAACATAGGTGTAATCATTCTTATGCTTACCTTTGATGATGCGGTTGATTTGATTCATGCAGAATAAACGCTCAATGATTGGGCGGATACGTACTGCACATGAACCA